AGCAGAATATCGACAGACCCAAGTGTAGATGATATGTTAAGGGGTGTTGATAGGGGAAAAAGAGAAACTAAAACATGGGAAGATGGTTCTGGATTCAAGAATGAGAATAACCATCTAACGGGTGTGAGAAAAGAGGGTCGTTGGCCTGCAGGACTTATCCTTCAGCACACACCAGATTGTGAAATAGTCGGCTACCGTGACGACAACTATCAAATCAATCGTTTCGACAATGGCGCAAAACCGTGGGGAGATGCTGTCGGAGAAAAATTTACCGAGCATAAGATAGAAGGTAAAACGCCAATATATCAATGCGTTGAGGGATGTCAGATATTAGCACTAGACGAACAGTCGGGTGATTTGAAATCTGGTGCTATGAAGAAGCATTATGAATACAAAGATAATGGCGTGTCTCTTGGAAAAGCAAGCGGAATAACAAAGAGTATTCACGATGCTAATTCTGGTGGCGCATCACGCTTCTTCTATCAAGCTAGTTATAAGCTAGATAAAGCAGACCCGTTTTATTATACATCCAAAGCAAGTAAGAAAGAAAAGAACGCGGGATTAGATAGACCAAATCTTCATCCAACAATCAAGAGTCTTGACCTAACTCGTTATCTAGCAGGGCTTATCTTGCCGCCAGAAGAATACGCACCGCGCCGTATCCTAATCCCATTCGCGGGAACAGGCTCAGAAATGATCGGCGCATTTCAAGCAGGATGGGACGAAATTTTAGGCGTTGAACTAGAAGAAGAATACATCAAGCTTGGCAATGCAAGAATAGAACATTGGTGTAAACAGATGAAGCTATTTTAGTCAACCACTTGACTATTACAGTAAAACAGTGTACAATAATAAAAAAGGAGAATAACAAATGTTATCAGATTACAAAAAACCAGAAACATATTTCGACCTCGTAGGACTATCGAAAGACGATCCAAAATGGGAGAAAAAGGTAAGAGTTCATGCGGTTATTCGTGAGAATCTCGCACCAGGAATGAGTTACAACGATTTCGCTATGTGGATTTCAGAGCCAATCATGCGATTTGGCTTCGATCAAGTTTCACGCCAGAATATCAACGATTGGCTTCGCTGCAAACGAGTTCCATATAAGAATCATTTCTTGATGACGAAGATGGCTATTGAACTGCTTGAGTTAAGAGGCCAAATTGAAAAGGGCGAATATGCCGATCTCATTATCTTCTGTGATAAAATGCTGTCAGCACTTGAAGAAGATACTGAGGAAGAAGTATAAATCCAGAAGATATATTAATAACAATTTTGTTGACCATAGTATTCGTAAAGTTGAGGAAATATGGAAACAGAAAAGATCATAAAGCAACTAGGATTCGAGGACATAAGCACAGAAAGTAGGGGGAGTTATGTGCCTGTCCGAAATCATCATGACCAGTATGCAACCTTTGATACGCTGAGTGGATGCTTTTGTATTATATCGGGAGCAAAGAAACATGTTGGTATTGGCAGATTGCCGAGAGTTGTAGACTGTCCGATTATAGATCGTACTGACATGACACAGAGTAGGGTAAATGCAATTCATAGGAAGTTTGAAGCTGTGATTGATGATGATGATGTTCCTATGTTGATTGAGAAGTATTTGATGTATGGTGGAAAGTTAGTAAACAAACAAGATTATTATGGAGAAATCTAATGTGGTGGAAGATACTAATCGCAATTGGAGTTATCGTAATCCTATTTGTTGCATTTTTATTCTTTGTTTCGGAAGCATTAGAGAAATATTTTTATTACCATCATAACTACGATTAAGTAAAATTGAGCCTCAATTACGAGGCTCAATTTTTTTACTATTGTATTTCTTACGGGGTAATTTGTTTACCAAACAGCTTATTCAGCAATGGAATTTGAGTGATGCCATCATGAATCCAGTTACCAAGTTGAGTGATAATCGGGATAGCTGCCAGTACCAATGCGCCTAGTTTAGATAGCATTTCAGCAGCACCATCAAGCAACGGAAGGCTGTTGAGTGCATCAGGGAAGAATGTTCCAACTACTGTCAGAACAAGGGCAACAATGGTTTGAATAGCATTGGCTGTTTTCTGACCATCTTTGATAAGACCTGGAATGAATTTCAACAGGTTTACGATGACGGTAATGAGGGCAATTACGCCTACAAGTTGACTAATATCGTACATAATTTTACTCCTTTTCTTTCATTATATCAGAATTATTGTCTGGTGTCCAAACTGGTTCTAATCCAGCTTTACGAATTTGATTTACAAGACGATTAACGCCTCGTAACAGGTTTTTGTTCTCATCTTCAAGTTCTTCGACTTTTATTTCGAGTTCGTTATTCTTTGCCTTGATCTTTTCCATTTCTGCACCTTGATTTTTTACGGTTTCAGATAATTCTGTTACCGTTTCGGATAGAGTTTTATAGGTATCGGCCTCTACTTTTTTCTTCTCTTGCGGAAATCGAATCCAGGCTAAGACACCCGCACCACCTCCAATTAGACTAAGAATAGCGACTATTATCTCCCATGCGCTGTTTTCCATAAATACTTCCTTTCTATATTGACTTATCCCCCAACCTGAAGGGGTATGTGAGAGTATACCATAATTTACCATCCTGATGCAAACGTCCTCCAACCGCTGTCAGCCCACCCTTTGACTGTATTATCAAATGTGTTTACTACAACTTGTCCTGTGTATCCAGTTGCAGGATCGCCGGTATCTGTTTTTATTGTAACCGTCATAAATTCTAAACTTTCTAATATGCCAATCCGTTCTTCAAGACTTTTTATTCTCTCAACGAGATTACCAATCACATCCAACTCAGGTTCTATCATTACGCTTCCTCCACGGTATCTTGGTTCTTATTAGATAGTTCAGTTGTAATTTTCTCTAAACTGCTTTCTTTATTCACCAATACATTCACTTTATCAAAGATAATATCTTCTTGGTAATCATTGAACTTTCCTGTAATCTTTGTTCCCCAAGTATAGTCTTTGCCATAGAAAGCTGTTTTCGTTTGCACAACTTCAAATCCTAATGTTTGTTTTTCCTTTCCTTCTTCCAGTTTTGAAAGGCCGTAGTCTTGCAAAGATTGTGCTAATTTTAGCTGAGTGTTCTTTATCACAAACTCAATATCATTGAACGGGCTGTCATCCTTTGCAGTAGATTGCACGATTGCATATTGTCGGTCATCTTCAACGCCCTGTCCAAGAGTGACTACAGAAGTATATTCGTCACCACGGTTTAGACTGAGTAGAGGCGTAATCATATTGCCGTAACCTGTACTGAACACTAGAGGGTTAGTTCCAGTAGTTACACTTCTATCTTCGCCACGCTGACCATCGTATACTCTAAATTCATATAATCCATCACCGATACCAACAATGTCATAAACTAATCCTGTTGCTTTCGCAATCTTTCTGATTGTTAGCAGAACATTGTTATGAGCAAATGCGCCATCCCAAGTAGAACCATTTCCAGCATCGGCTTCCATTGATAGACCTGGATAAACGTGATCTTTCAGTCTGCCGTTTGCCGCCAATGCTCCAGCACCAAGATTTTCATATACGATTTCCTTGATGATTGTCTCTCCAATACCGCTTTTATCTGTTTGAGATGTATTTGCGAACCATAGGACGTATGAACGTTTAGCAAGATGCAGATAGGAAATAAAATGCGCAACGTATCTTTTATCGTCACTTGGAGTAATCAGTTCATTTGGCGTTCTGAACATTCCTTCCCATTCAATATACCATGACAATCCAACGCTGTCATTCTTGCGCCATACTTCAATCTGTCCATCAAGTTTAAACAGAGATGTGCGGCTGTCTCTGCCATCAATTTCAAAGCGGCAGTTAGAGACATCGTTTTGGGCATGGTTGAAGTTTAGCGAGAGCCAGTTGTCGAACTCTGCTACTTTCGTGCCTGTTTGGTTTTTCAGGACGACTTTGTAATCTGAAATTCCAGGGATGTCTTGATTAGTCATTAGTATCCGCTAAATCCTCTGCCATAAAGAGTGGCAACTGATCCATTTAATAAATCTGCAATTGAAACAGTAGAGGATAGAGTTATTTTAGTAACCGCATCTGTATTTAACCATATTCCATGACGATAAAGTAATCTTTCTGAATTTATAGAAACATTAACTTGTATTTCAGAGAATCCATTTTTATAAAAATAAGGGTTGGTATAATTGTTTATTACAAAACTTGCAATTGGTGCATCAAGTGATGTTAAAGTTCCATCAGTTAATACAAATGCAGTAAGATTTCCAGCATTATTATCTGCTATTGCTGTTATATTTCCAGCATTATTAATATACAAAATTTGTTGAGCGTAATTTGTATTTTCATCATCATTTAAAATTATTTCTAATACAGATGTAGATACACTTATTGCTTGTAAAACAATCTTTAAGTCCTTGTATACTTGTGGAATATTTTCAAATTCCATATTTTTTTGTAGACCACTGGATATTTCTATTTCTTCAATTTTTACCCATGTTCCTAATTCTGCCAATGGGCTAACACAATATTTTCTTGAGTTAGTTATGGTAATAACACCAGCAGTAGTTATATTCACTTCTGCTAATTTTATATCCCAGACAACGCCATGTACTTGTGTAATTGCTGGCGCAGACGGGCTTGCTGCTTCAGTTCCTTCAATGACAGTAATTCTAACTGTTTGAGTTGAAATATCCATTCTGGCAACAACAACATCTATTCTTGGATTTGTTGATGGTGTATCTAATGTTTTAGTAACAGTAGTCGTATTTTCATAGAACCAACCATCTACTAACGCCGCACCAGTCGCAATTTGAACACCGCCGCTTGTGCCAACAACCGCCAATTCATTTAAATATCCTTCAATTACACCACCATGATTGTAGCGCGAGAACATTTTATACCATTGTTCATGATATACGAGTTCTGTAATTGGCGATAATGTTGCATCACCAGTTACTAATCCATCCCAATAATAGCTTTTTTCAGTCATTATTTCAATCCGTAAAGTGTGAAAATTGTTCCAATATCCCAATTTCCAGCACTTGCTGTTGTTAAAACTAATTCTATTTGGTCAATTAAAGAGGAATAAAACCACATGCCGCCAACATTTATATTTGCAAAATTAGCTGCTACTGTATTTGGTATATGAATATTTTTTGATATAAGTTGTTTATAAAAAACTGTATTTATATAATTTGGTATTAATATCTCAAATGATGATGCGTGGTAATTATCTCCGCTTGCACAGGGAGCTTGTCCAATCAAAATATTATTTGTTCCAGTAGCAGCGGCGGCAGAAGCAGCCGCGTTTTCACCACGCAAATCTTGATATTGATAATTCGCACCAGAATCAGCGTTGAATCTCACATTCACATCAGATTCAAGTATAGCACCATCCCCGCGTCCCTGACCGCTAATCACCAAGTGTTTATATTCAGGGGATATATTCTCAAAACTAATAATCGCAGAACTACCATCGCCGTACAGCGTTTCCAATTCCACATAATCACTAGCGTTCAATAATCCCAATGGCATCCTAGCGGGTGTTCTATCATCCGTAATTGTAATCACAGATAAGGTAGTTATAGAATACGTAGCAAGAGAAATCTCCCACGTAACGCCATCTGTTTGTGTCACAGCGGGAGGAACGCCAGCACCTTCAACGCCCTGAACAATTGCTACCCTAACAGTTTGATTAGCCCAAGATTTCCTCAATACAACACGATCATATCTGGTTGATACAGCGGGAGCAGGAACAACCGTATCCACATTTGCATCTGTTTCATAGAATTTTCCATCAACTAAAGCCGCACCAGTTGCTACCCTAATAGTTCCACCAGCGGGTTCGCTAACTCTAAGTTCGTTCTCATATCGTTCAATGTACCCTTGCGTAGTTCTATCTCGCATGAACATCTTGCGCCAGATGTCACTAAATTCATCATCATCATAGGTTGAGTAAACGCCATCTCCAATTGCTATATTCGACCAATAAAAACTTTTTTCAGTCATTAGTTCATCCCATAAAGTGTAAATGTAGAACCATTTATCCAATTTCCGCTTTGAGCTATTAAGTCTATTCTTGTAATAGCATTAGTTCCAGAAATATTAATTTGACCCGCACCAATACTTAATGAAAAATCAGCAAGTGTAGTATTTGGCATATGCAACTCTCTTGATAATGTCTGTTTATTAAAATCTGTATTAGTATAATTTGGAATAAGAATTTCAATAATTGCGGCATGTTTTGTAACCGATGTCCCTGCTGGAATATAACCAAAATATATACCTGTTGCTCCTACACTTGATGATGCAGAAGCAGTTGCATTTTGTCCTTTCATAAGTTGAAATTCATAAGAAGCTCCAACAACAGTATTAAATTGAATAGAGAAAAGTGTTTCTAAAATAGCAGCCGCGTTACTTTTTCCTTGTCCAATAATATAAAGATGCGTATATGTCTGAGGAATATTATTAAATGTAATATACCCAGAAGTCCCATTTCCGATAACGGTTTCAATTTCCTCAAAATTACTAACAACATTAGGCGCAATTGACGCAACTACGGCTTCACGTTCATCAGTAATTGTAATCGCACCAGCAGTTGTAATTCTAATAGTCGCAAGCGGAACTTCCCATATATTTTCATCTTCCTGAGTAATAGAAGGAACACCAGAACCTTCTTCTCCTTCTACAATCGCAACCCTAACAGTCTGTGCGTTCCATGTTTTTCTCAATACGACACGATCATACCGCGTAGCAACAATAGGAGAACTAATAGAAAGCGGGATTGCTGCATCGTTCTCATAGAACTTCCCATCTACAAGTGCCGCGCCAGTATCAATCCGAATTGCATCTCCACCAGTCCATGTGACTTCAAGTTCATTCTCGTAGTTGTCGATATACCCCTGCAGAGTTCTATCACGGATGAGAAGTTTACGCCAAATATCGCTAAATTTATCATTTCGATATGGCGAATAAACCCCATCACCAACTGTTGTATCTGACCAATAATAACTTATTTCCATTATATTCCTATATATTTAGTGAAGTATCGAATAATCACTTCAGCGTTTGCATCTGTGTCTGATGCGGAAATACCGATTGAGTTTACACCACCATCTGCAAGCGGATTAGGTTCAATTGCAAACGAAACTAAATCCGAATCTGAAGTCAATGTTCCAATAAGATTATTCCCAAGATCATCTTCAACGCTTTTATTACCAAATGCAAGATTGATTGTAACAGTTCTTGGTGTAGTAATAGTATAATCCAATGCGATTTCCTGTCCAGTAGTAATATTTCTTATTCTGGGGTCTGTCATAGAACCAATCAAAATGATCTGAGGAAAAGAACGATATGTACCTTCGTATGCGATTGAGAGAGCTTCTACCTCAGCAGAAATACCGAACTCAATCGGAAATGTAATTGGAAATGCAAGTTCATCATCTGAAACACCGGTGGCATAAGATGTAATATTCTCGTCAGGATCAAAGAAGATTGGGTCATGAGCAATAAACCGAATTGGCTCTTGAATGGAAAACTCATCCCACTTTCCAAGTTCCTGTCCGCGAAATCCAATTCCATCTTGATAGACTACATTCAAATCCCTTTTAGAACCATCTGGGAGGATTTTCCTAAGAATGAATGTCTGGAATGTTGTCGTAGTCTGTCTGTTCGGTCTTAGAAAATCTAACAAGCTGGAACGGTTATCCCAATATTCTGTGCGACTGCAACTATTCTTTCTATGGACAAGCTGAACAATTCTAGGGTCTAAACGATAGCCAAGTACGGATTCGCCATCCTGAAACGGGCCACGCTGTGTGATGTAATCGATTGGGGGCATCGCTTGTCCGGTCACGCCCCAGACGAATTTATCAATCTTATTATTGAAACGGTATGTCTCACCATCTGGAGTTATTATCAAATCAAATTCAAGTGGTTTCGTCATGATTAACTCCGCATAGCCGCCATAAGTGCAAGATTATCTGCCATTGTAATTGGGGACTGGTCATTGGTAGTCATGCTTATATCTCCGATATTGAAACTTCTATCGACTGTCTGAGTATTGGTGACAGATTGAGGAACAGTACTCATTCCAGCATTGACCATCGAGGACATTGAAGATGTGATTGCACCTTCAAGTAAATTCATGCTTCCAAGAATACCGCCAGCAATACCTTCGATGAAATACGCACCAATCTTCATGCCTTCTGTAGATGGTGATTGAATACCAAGTTGTTGTTTTACCCATGATAACGCATCTTCAACCGCACCAGTTACGGATTCGATGAGGCTTCCAGCCATTTGTTTTACGCCTTCTTTTATACCATCGATTAGATTTCTACCGATGTTAACAAATTCTTGCCATTTATTAGAAAACGCAGAAAGTATATCTTGAATAAATCCATTT